GCAGGATCAAGACAACGCGATCAAAAACTTGGTGACCGTAGTGATTGAAGGACGTTTGGCATTGCCTACCTACCTGCCGGGCGCAGGTCGATATGGCGACTTTGCTGATGCGATCCGTAACGCTGGTAACAGCTAATTGTTAATGTAACAAGTCCAGAGCCTTCGGGCTTTGGGCTAATTACATTCAAAGGAATTAGCTATGGAATACAGAGTTATACGATCGTTTGCAAATGGCAACAAAGTAGTAACTAAAGGCATGAAGTTAGAACTGCCTGAAGTACACGCGAAACCATTGATAGCAAAGGGTCTAATCACATCGTTTTATCGCAACAAATCCGAGAAAGCCGTACCTGAATTGGACAACAAAGCCTACATCGTAGCAGACAAAGGGCAGATGTTTTTTGTCAAACGTGAAGGCGAGGTCATTGCAAGACACACCAAAAAGAAAGCAATAGAGGTTCGTGATGCGCTTAACAGTTCCACCTGACACGGCATTAAAACTTGCAAAAGTATCGGCAACGAATACTGGAGCGATAACAATTACCAGCGCCGACATAAACGAATGGGCGCGGACGACTTCAGTTGATTACGACGATTTGATTGCTGAGTGTGTTGATTTAGCTGAGCAAGAGTTTAACCTGTCGATTGTAGCCAAAACGATTGTTGCAACTTATTACGGATCGGGCGGTAACGTCGCACGTTTATCTTATGGTCCAGTTATTGCCGTATCGAGTGTAACGGCTGATGGCGTTGCGGTCGACTCGGACAACTACGAGTTGATCGGTAACGAGGTTATATTTGAGTTTGGCCAACGCGAAACCATTGTCGTAACCTACACGACCGGCTATGCAAGTTTACCTGTTGGATTGGAATTGGCGCTGAAAAAAATGATACTATCCAATAATGAAGACCGGCAGGATAATATAATCGCAACAAGCGTAGCACATTTCCCGAATCATTCACGACGCCAGTTTATGAAGTACAAAAACTACTAATGGCAATCCGCACAACGCAATATCACAACATTGGTAAGCTGAACAAGTTGGTAACGGTTCAGACTTACTCAAACCTATCCGACGGCATGGGTGGGTTTACTACGACATGGGCGGACGATGGTACGATATGGTGCGATATTATACCGATAAGTGGGTCACAGCGACTGCAATACGGCGACTTGAACACAGACATTAGTCATCGTATTACAGCGCGTTACAACGCAAATTTGAATACAGAAAAGCGTTTATCGTTTCAATCACGAAACTTTACGCTCAAAGTAGTCCTAAATAAAGGCGAAGATAACACGTTTATGGAATTTTTAGCATCGGAGGAGTCATGAGCATTAAAGTGCAAGGACTTGATGAAGCTATCCGATCGTTATCGAAGTATAGCAATGAAGTGCAAATCGACACGGCAAAGGCTATGAATACATCGATGTTGGCGGTGCAGAGTAAAGCCAAGTCATCTGTCATAAGAAATCGTACTAGCAATACAGGTCGTTTGGCTTCATCAATAAAGACGATAAAAGCAAAAAAGGATGACCTTGTATCTATTACTTATTCAGAAGTAGATTATGCACCCTATGTTGAGTTTGGTACAAAGACAAAAGTTGACATACCTGCTGGACTTGAAAGCTACGCTTCGCAGTTTAAAGGCAAAAGTGGGGGCTTTGATCAGTTAGTTAAAAACATATCTGCATGGGCTAATAACAGAGGCATACCACAGGAAAATGTGAAGTTTATAGCGATGAAGATTGCAAAGTTTGGCGTTAAAGCGCAACCGTTCCTATTCCCAGCATGGGAATCAGAGCGACCTAAATTTGAACAAGCCGTGAAGGAATTGTTAAAACGATGAAAGATCCCGGACTACTTTTACAGACCGAATACTTTCGATTGCTAAACAATCAGGTAACTTATGCAGGTAACATCGTGCCAGTTTATGACACCGTACCTAATAACGAATCATTCCCATACATTCAGATTGGCGACAAGACCGATTCAAACTTTAGCAACAAAACGACTCAGGGCAACGAGTTAACACAGGGGTTAACCATAGTTGATCGATTCCAAGCATCAACCGGTGGACGCAATTCTACCTATTCGATTTCATCAGATGTTATGGAGATATTAACAGCGCGACCGAATCCGTTTGCGGTAGAGGAGTTGAACGTAATTACATCGACTTTGGATAACAGCCTAACACGGCAAGAACTTTCTGCGACGTTTCATTATCGAATTGTTGAGCTTCGATTCCGACATCTTATTGAGCAAATCGGACTTGGAGCATTTGACGTAACCTTTGACCTAACATTTAATTAACATGAGCTTACTATCCGACGCTAACACAATTCGCACAGAAACCGTACCACGTGCCAACACGGCGCAAAGGGTCGGCAGTTTATTGGTTGATATGATCGATCAATTTGATACGGCCTATGTAAACTACTTCGATTTTTCAAGCGATGCAGTTACTACCGTAGCTGAAGCGGACACATTTTACAAGCTAAACACGACTACAACGCAAGGATTTGTTCGTGGCGACTTGGTTCATTCCAACAATCGCATCACGTACACAGGCGCAACGACTCGAATCTTTAGCGTACAAGGAATCGTGTCGCTTGAATCAGGCAACAATAAACAAATTCACGTTGCATTTTACCAAAACGAAGCGATTAAGTCATGCTCAGAGCAACAGGTAACTACAAGCGGTGCAGGGAAAGCCAGTAACATATCATTTCAATGTTTAGCTGAACTTGAGCAAAATGATTATATTGAAGTGTTCGTAAAAAACGCAACGAGCGCAAACGATATCACACTTGATAATTTGAATGTAATTGTAAAACAACTTTAACACACCAACACAACCAAAACGGAGACAACCATGCCAGCATTTAACGGAACAACTGTATTACTCAGAGCGGACGGAAATCCGGTCGCTTTGCTAACAGGCACGACTTTGAACATCGAACAGGATCTACCTGATGCGACTACCAAAGACTCGGGCGGATTTGCCGATCACATTAACGGACTTCGATCCTACAGTATCGACGTGGACGGACTTGCCGATTTCACAGGCACGACTGGAAACCTAAAGATACTAAGTGATTTTGTCATGAATCGTGAAAACGTATCGTTTCGATTCGCAACAACTACTTCGGGACAAACGCAATATACAGGAACTGTATCACTTGCAAGTTTGTCGATCGAAGCGGGTAACGAATCTCCAGCGACTGTCAGCGGATCATTGACAGGTAAAGGCGCACTCGTAGTCGGAACGGTATCATAATATGAGGATATTTGCAACTAAACAGATTGAATGCGGTGGCGAAAAGCGCAAGTTTACGCTGAATCTTTTTGCTACTGCGCAATTCTGCGAGGCCAAAAATATCGGACTGGCTGATTTTGAGAAGCGATTTGCTAATCCGCGTCTATTGGACATGATGGATCTGGCTTATTTTGCTTATCAGTCAGGCGGTGGAACGGTTCAACGCGATGAGTTTATGACTTGGTTTGATGACAGCGAGTTGCTGACCGAATCGATGGAGTTGATTAAACTTGCATTTGAATCGGGAGCAGAAAATGTGGGAAAGTCCAAGCCAAAAGCGAGTCGTTAGAATGGTCTGATATACTAAGCATCTGCGTTCAGATGGGTATCACACCAGCCGAAGCGTGGCAATTAACTTGGTTCGAGTTCAGAGCGGTCTATAAGGCTCACAATGATAAACGAATCCATGACTTTGATGTAATGCGACACGGAGCGAGTCTGAGCCTTATGGCGCACGTTGACAAGAAGCACGTCGCAAAGATTACACCGAGTCGTTTGTTTCCGTTACCGACCGACAGACCGATTGAGCAACCAAGACTGAGCGAAGACGAAGCATTGAAATTTGTACAACTTGCAAAACGACGACTAATTGAAGTAAAAGAAATCAACTAAATGGCAACAGTAGCAAAATTAAACGTACAGATCGGCGCAACTATAAAGGGGCTTGAGGGTTCGCTAAAAAAAGCCGAGTCTGGTCTGAATAAATTTGCTAAGAATGCAACTGCTATTGGTGCGACATTATCGAAATCGCTAACATTGCCGTTGGTGGGCTTTGGAACTGCTTCGGTATTTGCGTTTGACAAACAAGCTAAAGCGGTTGCACAGGTTGAACAGGCTATTATATCAACTGGAGGCGCGGCGAATCGGACAAGTAAAGAGTTGCAAGACATGGCATCATCTTTGCAAAAAAACAGCTTGTTCGGTGATGAAGAGATATTGCAAAAAGTAACGGCTCAGTTACTAACTTTTACAAATATATCTGGTAAGGCGTTTGATCGTACACAACAGGCCGCGCTGGACCTTGCATCGCGTTTAGGTGGTGATTTACAAAGTGCATCGATACAACTTGGAAAGGCGTTGAATGATCCTGTTGCTAACTTATCCGCATTGAGCAGGTCAGGTATTCAGTTTAGTACAGACCAAAAAGAATTAATTGATTCCTTAGTTGAAACGAATAGATTAGCTGATGCTCAGACAATTATACTTGACGAATTAGAAAGGCAATATGGAGGAAGTGCTAAGGCAGCCGCTGATGCTGGAAGCGGTGGAATTACACAGCTAAAAAACAGTTTCGGTGATTTGATGGAGCAAATTGGCGAAGTCGTTGTTGAAGCGATAAATCCGTTTGTAAAAAGATTAAAGGAAATTGTCGAGCAGTTACAGCAAACAGACAAAGAAACGCTAAAATTTTACATTACACTTGGCGCACTTGCTGTTGCTATTGGTCCAGTATTAATTGGTTTAGGTGCAATGGCAAAAGGGTTGGTTGCGGTTAAGGCGTTGCTATTGTTTACTTATGCGAATCCGTATGTATTAGTAACTGCTGGAGTTGTTGCATTGGCTGGGTATTACGCCACATTAATTAGTAGAATCAATCGCACTAACAAAATGTTAGGCGAGCCAATAGATAAATCGCTACCAATAGACGATCAGATACAATCAGCTATTCAACGAGTTGCAGCATTGGATAAGCGCGTTGCTAATATGACTAAAAACGTAGGTATTGGCACAACAACAGCATCGGGCGTACAAGCTCAACGCGGACAATTAGAAAATGCACAAAACCAACTTAATTTAGAAAGACAGCGTTTAGTTCAACTAATTGCACAAAAAAAAGCAAATGTTGCAAATACAAATGAGCAAGAAAAACAAGTTAAAACTTTAACGGAAATAATCGAAAAAACTGGCGCACTCGCAGAAAATCCGTTTAAGCCTATTGTTGGCATGAACATTCAGGATGATATAATTTATCCGTTTAAACAATTAAATTTTGAGTTGATGAATTTAGATGAGCTCATGTCAACAAACTTGGATAATTTTGAGGAATTAGAAACAGTTCCGTTAAATTTATCATCTAATTTTGAGATATTACAACCAATTATTGACAATTTTGTTAATTCGTTTGCACAAGGAATGGCTAACGTAGTGATGCAAGGAGAAAAACTTCAGGATGTGCTGAAAAATATCGGCAAGCTTTTATTGTCAAGTGCAATTCAATTTGCAATATCGGCGCTATTAACTGGCGGAGTTGGTACTGGCACAGGATTCTTTGGTAAAGGTGGTGGTATATTCGGTTCGCTATTTGGCGGTGCTACTCCTGTAAACGACGCACTTATCCAATCGAACGGTAACATCGTAAAATTCCATCCAGACGATAACATCTTGGCAATGAAAGACTTTAGTAACTTAGGTGGTGGTGGTGGCGGCGGTTCAGTCAAGGTGCAAATGGTCGCATCGCCAGTACGCATTACGAACAAAGAGATCGTATTCGCATTCACACAAGGCCAAACTGATTGGAGCAGATAAATGGGCGTAATTGCTAACATTGGTTATACAGATTACTACGGCGTAGTCCACCGAGTCGACATCGACCTTGACGGTCATGTCGGATCGAACCTTGATCTGATCGGAACGGACACACCGATCGTGGTGCAACACGAATCGCTCGATCCCAAAAGTTTGTTTAAGTCACCTGTAATCAAGTCAAACGTAACGATCGAGTTTTACATTGACGATGCAAGCGCAAAGACGTTGGTGGATAACATTATCGCATCGACTGAAGGCAATTATCAGTTTAAGTATTACATCGATGGCGTACTTGAGCGAACGGTTGATATATTAGCGGATCAAGGCGATTTTAACGAACAATCCGCTGGTCGCACGGTGCAGTTGACGGGCAAGGACTTTTCACGGTTAGCACAAACGACCTATCCGCTTACGACTGGACGCGTTCCAATTATCGAGGTTATTGCTGACCTGTTGCCGTATGGGTTGCCGATTACAACCATGACTAGTTGGGTCAATGAAAATCAAGCCGATCTAAATCGTGACTTTTTAGGACAGATTTACATCGAACGTCGTGCGCTTCGTAATTATGCAAGTAGTGAGGAAGAGGTCGAAACCGAGATACTAACATTGGACGCGCTGGAATACTTAGTGCGTAATTTTAAAGTGTTTATCAAGCAGGTTAATGGACGTTGGCACATCGAACAGATGAGCGCGTTTAAGACACCTAGCTCGGTGCTGACGACGTTGTACGACACGAACGGCACATTTTCGAGTGCATCAAATACAAACAGAACGCAATCCGATTTGGTTGTGCGTGACATCTCAACCAATTCACCACTACCGGGATTGAAGCGCGTCGATTACACGTTCAATCACCGCCAACAGTTGCAAGGGATTAAACTGCCTGAAGTGTTCCGATTGCCAGAACTTGGACTAACATCGCGCGAATTTACTCAGGCGTTCGTAGCCGATGGGACAAAAGCCATTCGTATTGGTGGCAGTATATCACTTGGATTCGTGTCGAACGTGACAACACAGCCTTACGGACAAATACAAATTAAATCGGGTACATACTATTTTAACAATCAAAGTCGTGCATGGTCAGAAACGCCACATATTATTGAGATTAAACTCGAAGCGACGCAATTAGGCGATGTACCGTGGAACGTGTATGCAGGTTATTACGGAATCGAAACGACACCAGTTCCGGTAGCAGGTGGCAACATTACATTGACCTACTTTCAGTATCCGCAGTCACCAGTCGCTTCGGTCATTGCCTATTCAGATAATGAATTTACGGTAGTCGGTGACGAAGAGAATCAAATCGCTTCGAGTATCCGTTATGAACTCGAGCAGTCGCTGAACTACTCGGTTAACTACACCGACGGCATGGTTCTGTACGGTGAAGGTCCGGTCGCATTTAGTGATTCGGCATTATCAAGTTTAAACACAACGACAAGTCAGATTGTTGACGGATGGTATCGACGCGGTACGATCACAGACTGGTCGTTTGCTGAGTTGTTTACGCGCGAAGTTATGGAGTTTCAACTTGGATCGGTTCGTCTGTTAAACGCGATTGTCATGAGCGACGTGGACACATCGAAGTTAGTCAGTTACGACTTGAATACGTTTTACATCGCAGGGTCAAGTTACAACGTACGGACCGGGACGTACACGCTGAATCTGGTTGACATAGCGTTTGTTGATGCTACGGCGACACTAACCGTTGGGTTTATATCAGGTCCTGCTTCGATCGGTCAAGGCTTTTATAACGCCATCAATATTGCCACACGCGAGGCGTTCGAGGCGCAGGGACAAATTCAGTATAGATTGTCACAGACCGCAAGTGGTACGATTACGCAGTTAATTGTTCGTAACGAATTGAGCAATCCGTACATATTCCGCAAGGACGAAGAAGTGCTATTGGTGCATCCAGTAACATTGGACAAGGATCGTTTGGTAGTCGCAACGGATCAATTTGCAGGTAGTAACATTATTCAAGTTACATCGACCGCTTTGAGTGCGATTTATCCAGTCGGTTCGTGGGTATTCGTGTCGCAAAATTCGCTTAACGCTGGTATCATTGTTGGTCGTGACGCGGTTAATATATTCGCTGAAGGTACAAACATAGGCGTAACGACTAACGAATCGCTTGGTTCGGTTACATCGCTCCAGGCGGTCATGAACACGCGCGTACAGGCAGGCGACGATCTGTTTGTCATTAACTCAACCAACGGTGCAAAACGAGCGTTTACAATAAACGAAACAGTTGGACCCGGACTTGTCACGTTGCAACTTAATCAATCAACCGTTTTTGACGCGCCAGCAGGATCGTATATTATCGGATCGACTGCGCAGTTTGAAGGATTTTTACAGGTAACACCAGCAGGTGTTCTGGCGAAAGCAACTGCCAGTACGGTGCAAAATAGTTTTGCGGTGCTATC